CGGGCCTGTGGCTGTCCGCGTTGCTCCGAGGAGTGTGTAATTTCCACGTTCGTGGATGCTGGGCTGAGAGACGACCTCTTGCTCTACACACACACCGTTTCTTTCAAGTTCACGCACCAATCGCCCTGGGGGATCCAGGGCGCAAGGTATACCATACTCCTGCATTCAGTGCTTCGTGGCCCTATGGCCCAAGCGGATGTGGTGGGTGTGGACACCTGCGGTGCGGTCCGGTCCGAGGGTCCAAACCCACCCCCCCTCTTTTACGTGAACAAGGTTCCGGACCTCGCAGTCCTGGGCCGGCGCGCCGTCTACCTCCTGCAATGGAACCCCCCGAACGAAAAGGGATCCACCAAGGAGAAAGACGATGGCAGCCAGATCACGTGGACCACTGCCGGGGAGACCTGCGGCCTCAAGGCCGGGATGGCGAGTGCTTCGGCGCTTTCGTCAGCCTGGTTTGCGAGCCGTGGGGTCAACTGGAAAGTCACAGCCACACAGGGCATGTGGGGCTTTGGCCAGGTGGTCAATGGGGAGGTAGTTTTGGAGGACAACGACGTCCGGGGAGGATTGAATGAGGGGACACTGGTCCCATCGAAGTTGGTAATCGCTACCAAGACAGCAGGGAAGGGCTGGGTTGACAAACAACACAACTGCACAGGCTGCAGTGCGTGTGTCGCCCAGTTCACGCCCAAGAAGGAGGATAAACCCCCCAGGAGCACAAAGGCCTGGAGTGGTTTTAGACGCTTTCTCTCCCGCAGCACAGGGAGTGCTTCTTCGGTGCCCAGCCGTGTGGTAGGACAGCCTTCGGAGCTGGCCTCCATTTTGCCCCTCTCTACCCCCGCCCTCATCTACGACGCCACGCTGGCAGGGTACGTCGCTGAGAAAGTGGTCTTCCGACCACGGACCAGCGAGGTGCTCAGGCAGGTGTCTCGGGCGGCAAGCGCGCATGCCAAGCGGATCAACATCCATCCAGCGATTCGGGATGCTGTTCTGCGAGGCTCCATCACCGTTGGCTTCGCGAGGGGAGTCAGTGGTGAAGAAGTCGCGCTTGACGATTTCGCACTACCCGTGGTCGGACGAACCGCGGGCCTGCGAGCCTGGCTACCAAATTGGCTGCCGGGCTCCAGGACGGTGGGAGATCGTTTAGCCACCCTCTTCGACAGCTGGCAAGCTCCATCCAGGGGTTACACCGGAGTGTCCGCTATCGTGGCGGCCTTCTGTGTCTGGTGGACGCTTCGCCGGCGCAGGAAACCCATCGGAATGGTGGACGTTATCACGGAACCGGTTGTCCGGATTCAAACCGTGATCGCAGCGCTCACCGCAGGCATCTCGCGTCTAGCCACTGTTGTGGCTGGGGTGCCTGTAACACCACCAGAAGTTGCCGCCGTCGTGCCGGCAGGGTTGGCCAACATCGTGCTGACCCCGGTTCTGGAGGAGTTGCTCCGACGTGCACACCCCGCTGTCACCCCCGTCATCATCCTCTTCGAGGCTGCAAGGCGTGTGTGGCAAGCGGGTTGGTGTGTGGGGCTAAGTCAAAGCATCAGGCCGACCCTGTTGCATTGCATTGCTGCCAATATACCACTGCGTGCAGCGGTGGTTGTACACGCACTGTACAATTGGTTGGTGATGTCTATTGGCAAGGCAACACAGCTAGCGAGCACGTGCGTCTTCAGGCAAGACGAACTGCTGCGCGAGCCCACGTTCCCCTCGACGTGGCGCCATGGTTCTTTCCGCCTCCTCTCAACGTGTTACGAAGAGGACGGCGCCCACCCCCTCCCGCACTGCCAGGAACGCGGCACGCTGTCGGGGGGGGATGAAGACAAGTGCAAGGGCACTGTGGGCTGTTACCTCATCGGGCCAGCTCTGGGAAGCTTCCTCCCGTTCGTGAACCGCAGTTGCGTTCACAACGAGAGAAGAGGCATCGCCGGGCGCATTCTGCGCGCCCCTCTCATCCCAGACCCCGATCGCAGCCCAGTCGTCAAGGCAGCTTGGAACCGCAGCTACGCTGCGTTCCGGGCCACCTCTCTCTTCCAACGCATCACGGGCGATGTGGTGGTGGCGACACCCCTTGCCATTTGGCTTTCCCGCTTCGGTGGAAGTACTCGAGCCCGACTCGAGTCAACCATTGAAAGCGGACCGTACGGGCAGTTCACCAAGCGTGAATTGGCTTACGAAGCGTTCGTGAAACGTGAAACGCTGGTCAAGCACAGCGTTTTCAACCCTTCCGGGTCCACCCATGACCCTAGGATTATCACGGGCCGGAGTTTCCCCGTACGCCTCGCAACCGGTCCATGGACCCACGCCTTTGGCAAACGTTACTCAGCGTCTGCCAAGAAGTCGCATGCCTACATGTCGGGCATGTCGGCCGAAGACGTGGGCCAGTGGTTTGTTGAAGCCTTTGAGAGGGCGAAGGCAAACTGCGGACCTGGCGAGGGTGTGGTCCTGGCAAATGGCGACCACAGCCGCTTCGATGCCAGTGTTTGCGTTGCACCTTTATTGGTGCTCGTGGACATTGAGCGTCGGGCCGGTGCACCACCAGCCCAGCTGGAGGTCGCCAGAGCCAGGACAAAGAAGACCGGAAGATCGAAATCCGGAGTCATGTACAGCGTAGCCGCTACGGTTGGGTCAGGGGATGGAGACACGGGGTCCGGGAATGAAGCCATCAATCAGGTGGCCATTCACGGGCTCAATGCCGACAAACCCCACCTCAACCATGACGACTCACACTTCAGCTCACTAAGCATGAGCGATGACTTCGCCTTGGTCACCTCCGACTCCGAGTGGGCGAGTCAGGGGGGCACGCAAGGTGTCATTGCACACTTCGGCAGGCACAACCTGCGGACCAAGTTGTCCGTGGGCGACAGCCTCGCTGAGGTAGACATCTGTTCCGGCCGACTGTGGCCAGTCGAGGGTGGGGGGTGGGTCTTCGGGCCCAAACCCGGCCGTGTTTTCTCCAAACTGTTCTGGTCTCTCCAGGACGTCAAGGGGACTAAAAGGGAGCGCCACATCCGGGGCGTGTGCTTGGGTCTTGAGACTACGGTCTCGTATGTCCCAGGCCTGCGCGCTCTGGTGAAGCGTCTTCTGGAACTCACGGCACACCTCGGTAGAGTACCATTCGTCCACAGGGACAGGTGGGAAGAACGGGTCAAGGCGTCGGGCACACACACACTCGACAAAGACCGCTCAGCAGCTATGGTCATGCAGATCTACGGAATCTCATGGCCCGACATTGCGGCTG